CGGTGGGGCGGAAAGTGCATCCGATGTGGCGCCGAGCCGCGGAGGATCCAGAAGGCAAGGATCGACAAGGTCTCGAAGATCGAGACCGTCTACGAGCAGCTCCAGAACCTCAACCCGCATCATTTCTTCTGCCGATCGTACTGGGGAACCCGGTGGGAGCCGAGAAACGGCTTCCTGCTCTGCTACACCTGCCACATCAAGTGGGCGCAGACCCGCCACGAGGAATTCCGGGACAAGGTGATCCTCCTGCTCGGGCAGGACGGATTTGATCGGCTGAAGTACCAGGCGTACAACGGATCGAAACCTGACCTCTTCGCCATGAAGCACTACCTCCTCGAGAAGATCGCCTTGTACGAGTCCACCATATCGAGCGCGGCCGTCGAGGCGCCCCACGTCGGCCGGATCCTCCGATCGGAAGGTGTTCCACGTGGAACATACTGAGCCCCTGGTCTGGCACACGGAGCAGCGCCGGGTCGTCGACCTGATCCCATGGCAGGGCAACCCCCGACGGATGACGGACAAGCAGGCGGCCGACCTGCGCAAGTCGATCGAGCGCCTCAACCTCATGAGCATTCCGGTCGTCGACGCCGACAACACGATCATCTCGGGGCACATGAGGCTGCGGACCATGAGCCTGCTCAACCGCGGCCAGGAGACGATCGACGTACGCGTACCGAACCGCAAGCTCACCCCCGATGAGTACCTGGAGGCGAACCTCCGCGAGAACAAGAACGTGGGGGAATGGGACTTCGACCTCCTCGCCGCATTCGACGAGTCCGTTCTGACCGGGGTCGGTTTCAACGCGAAGGAGCTGAAGCGGATCTTCGACGTCCAGGTTTCAGACGATGACTTCGACGTCGCCGGCGAGGCCGCGAAGATCAAGAAGGCCGAGACGGAGCCCGGGGACGTCTGGATCCTGGGAAAGCACCGGATGATCTGCGGCGACGCGGCGATCGCCGAGACGTACCATCGGCTGATGCAGGGCGAGCAAGCGGCCCTGGTCGTGACGGATCCGCCGTACAACGTGAACTACGCCGGCAAGGGAAAGAAAACCTCACGAGGTATGGAGAACGACAACCTCGAGGAGCAGGCCTTCCGCGAGCTGCTCCGGAGAGCCTTCCTGCAGATGCATGCCTGGTCCGGCCCGAATGCCCCGCTTTATTCCTGCTACGCATCGAGAACGCACCGGGAGTTCGAGGACGCCCTGAACGACGCCGGGTGGCAGGTGCGGAATCAGATCATCTGGGTCAAGGCCGTCGCGTCGATGGGGTGGGGCGATTACCGCTGGAAGCACGAGCCGATTCTCTATTGCAAGAAGGACCAGGGAACGGCGCCGTTCTACGGGGACCATAAGGAATACACCGAATGGAAAGAGTACACGACGGACGACGAGCTGCTCGTCCGCGTCAAGAAGCTCATCGAGATCGACGAGAAGGGCGGATCCACCGTCTGGAGGATCTCGCGCGACAAGCACTACGAGCACCCGACGCAGAAGCCCGTCCAGCTCTTCGAGACCGCGATCACGAACTCCAGCCTCAAGGGCGAGCCGGTACTGGATCCGTTCTGCGGCAGTGGAACCATCTTTGTGGCGGCGGAACTGACAGGACGAGCGGCCCGAGGGATCGAGATCGACCCGATCTTCTGTGACGTCATCGTCAAGAGATGGGAAAACCTCACCGGAGAAAAGGCCTGCAAATTCAACGTGGCCGAAAGGGCTACCGCATGAACCAGGGAGACAACGGGAACGGCAACGGGGGCGCGCCAGGCACCGGGACCGCGGCACCTAAAAGGGGCCCGCGGGGTCGGAAGCGTCCGCCCGACGATCTCCTGTTCGAGGCGATCGAGAAAACGGCCGGCCTGACGACGCAGCTCGCAAAGCTGCTCCACGTCGATCCTTCGACAGTGCTCCGGTGGCGGAAGATCCCGAAGATCGCCCGGGTATTCGAGCGGGTGGAGCGGGAGAAGGTCGACCTGGCGGAGAGCAAGGTCCTCCAGGGGATGAAGAACGGCAACGTCGCCTTCACGATCTTTTACCTGAAATGCAAGGGTGGGTGGAGGGAGAAAACCGAGGTGGGCCTGACGATCGATCCCCAGGACCAGGTGCGGGAGGAAACAGAGATTGCAAAGCGGATCATCCTGTCGGCCGCCGGGGCGGACCTCATCAACCGCCTCCTCGCGATCGCTTCGGGTCGCGAGCCCGGAGCAGATAGCGCGCCTGAGCCCGGGCGGCCTGGCGCATTACCACACTAAGGGGATATGGCAGCCTTATCCCTACCTGCAGCGCCTGAACGCCGTCCTTCTTGCGATCGCGCGGGGAGTGATCCTTCGGGTCATCGTCTGCATGCCCCCGCGGCACGGAAAATCGACCCTTGTCTCGAAGTACTTCCCGGCTTGGTTCACCGGCCTGTGGCCGGACAAGCGGGTCCTGCTGGCCAGCTACGAGGGAAACTTCGCCTCGTCGTGGGGCCTGAAGGCGAAGGACGTCCAGGAGGAGTGCGGGAGGCGGGTGTTCGGGACGCACGTGCGGCGGGAGGTGGCCAGCGCCTCGAACTGGCAGTACAAGGGGCACGACGGCGGGATGAGCACGGCCGGCGTGGGGGGGCCGTTCACGGGGAAGGGCGGCGACATCCTGATCGTGGACGACCCGATCAAGAACGCCGAGGAGGCCAGGAGCCCGGCCAGGAGAGAGCTGATATGGGACTGGTTCAACTCGGTGGCGTACACCCGCCTCGAACCCGGCGGGGCCGTCCTGGTGATCCAGACCAGGTGGAACGAGGACGACCTGGCCGGCCGGCTGATAAAAGCGGAGCGGGAGGGCGGGGAGCACTACGAGGTGATCTCCCTCGCGGCGATCGCAACGGAGATCGACGACCTGGGGAGGATGAAGGGGGAGGCCCTCTGCCCGGAGCGGTTCGATGCGGAGGCCGTCGCGAAGATCAAGGCGGCGATTGGTCCCTACTGGTTCGCGGCGATGTACCAGCAGAACCCGCGGCCCGAGGAAGGGAACATCTTCAAGGAGTCGTGGTTCCCCAGGTACACCGGAACGCCCCAGGGAACCTTCATCAAGCGGATCCAGATCCTCGACACGGCGCACAAAACGAAGAAGGAGAACGACTACTCCGCCCTGGGGACGATGGACCTCCTGGACGGCGGAACCTACCTCCGGCACATGTGGCGGGAGAAGTGCACGTACCCGGACCTCAAGCGAAAGACGCAGGAGATGTTCGGCGCCTGGAAGGCGGACGAGCTCTGCATCGAGGACAAGGACGCCGGCGCCATGCTGATCCAGGAGCTGCAGCGGGACACCAGGCTCCCCGTGATCGCGATCCCGGCCGACAAGGACAAGGTCCTGCGAGCGCACGCGGCGACGCCGGCATGCGAATCGGGGCGGGTGTTCCTTCCGGCCGACGGGACGACGCCGTGGATGGAGGATTTCCTGGCGGAGCTGCTCGCTTTCCCGAACGCGGCGCACGACGACCAGGTGGATGCCTTCGTGCACGGGATCAACAGGCTCAAGGAGATGGGGGTATTCCTGCCCAATCCGGACCAGGTGACGGCCGATTCAGGACGCCGGTCGATCGCCGAGGAATACGAGAACCCGTTGTGACCTTCTGGCTGCGGCAATATTCCGGGGTCCTGGGCGGGTTCATGGTTTGCGACACGTGGCACGAGACGCCCGCGGGCGATGGAGGAAGAACGTGAGCGACCAGCTACTCTATGGGCTTCTCCGGGGGATCGAGCGCGACGCACTGAATACCGCGCGGAACAGCAAGTCCGTCCTGCTCGACCACCGGGGGCGGGAGATTCACTACCAGGCGCCCCCGGCGGAGTTCCGCGGCGAGATCGCCGTTGCCGTCGACGACATCTACGGCCTGCACTGGCACCCGGCGGGCTGGCGGTACAACCCGGACCAGCTCGCCATTAAGAAGGGCGGCCTGAAGATCTACCACGAGATGCGCCTCGACGACCAGGCGAAGGCGGCGCTCCACCTGAAGAAGTCCGCGATCATTCACCCGGGGTGGGACGTCGAGTGCGAGGACGAGCAGCTCGGGGACTTCGTCCGGGCGGTTTTCAACCGGATGGCCGGCACGCCCGAAGACATGATCCGGTCGATCCTTTCCGCCTACGACTACGGCTTTTCCCTGCATGAGAAGGTCTACAGCTACATCGAGGACGGGCCGTTCAAGGGGAAGATCGGCCTGGCGGCCGTGAAGCAGAAGTCCCCGACGCGGATCCAGTTCAGGACGGATGAGTTCGGCAACCTCCAGGACGACGGGATCCTCCAGCAGCAGCCCACGGGCGAGCTGCGGCCGCTGCCAGTGCGCAAGTTCATCCTCTTCTCGTACCA